GCTACCACAATCGTTCTTTGAAAGAACTACTGGGCGGCCCATATGGTCTGCCTTAATTAATGAACCAACAGTTACATCGTTATTAACGAGATTAACCATTGGGTACTCAACGTATCCATGAGTAATGAATCCAGCGCCTTGCGAAGTGCCTTTATCAAACGGACGGTAGAGGTCATACTGAGCACAACCAATTGGGATTGATCTAAGCTCTACTGAAACTGTATCAGTTGCACCCGAGCTGTATGATGGTGTTGCACCATCCAAAGGATCCCACGATGCTGGCATCGTGTCGCCCCAAGTTACTGCAGAACCTGTTCCGTTTGCAGGAACAATTCTTGCATCACCGCTAGCATCTGCAACGACCGAAAGAATTGTACCCTTAGTGATTACAATTTCAAAACGATCATCTTCTGAATCTGAATACCATGTTGGCAATCCTGCTGATGGAAGCAAGTAGGCTGCTGGTGCAATACCAGGAGAGACTACAAAACGACCAGCACCTGTTTTAGTGCCAACTTTACGAAATTTAGCTAATGACATTTAATATCTCCTTAAAGTTGTGATTAGAGTTTACGACGACCCATGAAGGCATCTACAAAAAGTTGTTCAACAGCATTGGTCTTTACTTCTTCAATTTCTTCTTCTTGCTTATCTGAAAATATAACATTTTGTTCATTTTCAACAGCAATTTCAGAATTGATTTCTGGCATATTAACACGCTTTGTTTTTGTAACAGGCATGCTTGCCAAATCTCTTAAAGAATCAGCCAAAGAAGAAGCTGTTCTATTTGAATGATCAGCTATTAGTTCTTCTCTTGCTTCATATGACTCTATTCCGTTTGCAATTTTTGCATCTACAACTCTTTCAACAAGAGTTCTATGCAATGCATTCTTGAGTTTCTGATTTTCTTCTTCGAGGGACTGAAGCTTCTTTGTTTTGTCATCGACATCTTGCTCAGAGGCTTGCTCATCGGCTTTTATTGTGCCAGTGAGGTCTGTCTTTGACTCTTCAGTCTTCTCATTTTCTTTAGAAGTAGTAGTCTCAGAAGAATCAACAGTATCAACCTGTTCTTCTTTTGAATCTAAAACCTCTTCAGATCCTTTAGCATCTTCTTTCGCTACTTCTTCAGTTTCATTTGAAGTTGTATCAATTACTGATGCTTTTACGTTTTCTAAATCTTTAATTTTTGCAGAAAGAATATCAACCAAAGATTCATCTTTGTTTTCTTTAGCAATTTTTAGTGCATTATCCAATGCTACTATTAAATCTGAGCCATCATTTTCTTTTGATTCATTGGACTCATCTTTAGCAAGTACTTCTTCTTCTGTTGCAGCTTGCTCTTTGTTTTGCGCTGCATCCGTAGTTTCCTCTGACGAGGATGGAGAAGTTGCTTGAGATAGATCTTGGCTAAGCTCTTCAACCGTAGCCAATATATCTTCATTCTTGACTTCATCATTCATGTTTAATTTCTCCTCAAGAATATCTTTCTTATGATTCTCAACATATAGTAATGAATCATTAGTATATTTGTAATCTTCGCTTTCGTGAATCGCATAAGCCGTTAAAAAAGCCCCCTTCAAATGCATATAAAGAGGTTTTGATTCTTTAGATTTAAGGCCTTTTAATATTGATTTATGTTCTTCAACCGAGTAAATTTCTTCTTCGTTCATGCTTAAAACAAAAGCCGAACTCCTTGCTACCCAGTCATTTGATGAATTCTCAACCTTAACATCTTTATTTCCGGCTTTTCTTACGCCAGACTTAGAATCTGCTGGTTGATTAACAAAAGAATATTCCTTAAAGGATATATCTTGCATATCTACAAAGGCCAGTTTACCCTTATAAACTTGACCTCTTTTAAATTTAGCCAATTTTGGTCTGCCGTCTTCGGACTCTGCGGCCAAATCTTCTCCGGTAATTGAGCATACTGCTTTGCCGGCTCTACCGCCTACTGAGCCAGTTAAATATCTTTTATCTAAAACTTTTTGTATTGCGTTAGGATCAGTGATAGCAACCTGTAACCTAACAAATGAAGAACCATCTTCTTCTTTGTCCATCTTTGCTGCCATAACTCTGCCAATTGGCTCGGAGTTCAAATCATGATTAAGTATGATTGGTTTCGGGTATGGCTCAACCCATGATTGTAAGGCGTTTTCTAATGCTTGAGCTGAATAATTGTTATAGTTAGCTGTTAATCCGTTCGTGGATTGCAGCTACCTCAATTATCAAACCTTTATTTAAATTTTCTGATTCAGAAAAATTAAAATCTACACCAGAAAAATCCGGAAGTTGAACCCTAAAGGTTTCAACAAAATCAAAGGCCATTTATATCTCCATTTTTAAGAACTATACGTATAGTAATTTGTTTTTATAACATTAAACAATTTTATATGATTATATCAGACTTTTAGTAGGTTTTCCAAAAATTCAGAACTTCTCTTATCACCATTGCGTTTATACTCATCTAAGTGTGCCGGAGACATAATATGAGGTGCATAGATATAGGATGCACTAAACAACGAAAAATTATTTTTAGTTGCATTAGCTGACCAACCCAAATCCTCTCCCTGTTGATGGAATACATAATCTACATTATTGTAAACATCTTTAGACATCATTTTTGCAGCCATTATTATATCTGACTGAAAAAAAGATCCAAGTGGATATGATTTTTCTCTGTATGCCATTTCGCCAACTTTATCTTTCCAGCTCATTACGCTTGGGAATTGATTGCCTACTGGAGTCATATACATAAGAGGGGAAACTGCATCGGCTCCGGCTTTAATGTGTGCTATTAATAGTTCTAGTGTGTTTGGATTTTCCAATAAAATATCTGAATCCAAACTTAGATAATAATCTGGTTGATGTTCTCTGACTGTTTGAAGAACAGAATTTCTTAAAGAAATCATATTATGATATTTAGATAGTGTCCATTGTCTTCCATTGTTTTTGTGTTCATAATGATTAATGTCATTTCTTTCATTAATCACAAACAAAGGAATTCTTGGATCTAGCTTTTTCCAAGCATGAAGTGCTTTGGTGGTGGCAATATCATCAGGAGCAGTTTCAAAAACAAAACCAATATTAGAAATATCTAATGATTGCTTTAATATACATCTGATCCATTGAGATAAAATCCAATCTCTTTTGTAGATTGGACATCCTATAATAAGTTTCATTTTTTATTCAGCTGTTTTAGTTTCTTTTTTTACTACTGGTTTTGCTGGTTCTTTTTCATCTTTTTTAGATGCAGACTCTGCTAGCAAATCTATTTTTTGTTCTTTATTCTGTGCTACTTCTTGTGAGGCGACTTCTTCTTCTTCAGGTTCTTCCATCAAAACTTGGAAACCTTCCATAAAGGCATCGACTATTTCAACTAGAATTTGTAATGCAAGTCTTATTTGATTATTTGCTACAGCTTTTCTAAAGCCTTCAATTGCATCTTCTTCAAGAAGAAATTGTTTTGAAATTTCAGAATTAATCATTAAACTCATTGGTGTTTTTGTCCTTAATTAAATTTTCAATTGGATTTTCGTCTTCATTAGTATACACTACATTATAGTCTTTTTCTAGCGCATTTTCAATTGCTGATAACCAAGACATATCAGATCTTCTAATATTTGGAGAACTATTTCTGCCATTTTGATTTGCTGGTCTTACTGAGTTACCAGTTCCTCTTCTATTTGAAGGAAGATTTCTTTGACCCTTAGGAGCAGAAGCTTGTTTGTCTCCATCCTTTTTAACATCAGTAGCTTTAGCTGGAGTGTTTTGTGCTGCTATTTTAGCCTGAGCTTGAGCTATATCAATTTGGACTCTACCCTGTATTGACGGAAACAAATTCTCCTCATCAACTTCTGGATCTAAACCAAGTTCTACTCTTGCTTCGTCTAAGCTAATTAGTGAATTAGCATATTTTTGCATGATATGTGTTTCTTTTTTAACCTGAGTATCAACATCAATTTCTTTAAACTTAAAGAAGCATCTGTCTGACACAGTTTCTTCGACTGGATTAACTATAGGATCATAACCAGCTTCGAATAGAAGTTCATTAAATATGTGAAGTCTAATCATATCAGAAAATTGTTTTTGATATTGTTTAACCTTATCGTATAGCGCAACATCTAATCGATCAGTTACCGATCTATTGCCACCATTCATCATCATGCCGAGATGATGAGGGGAAACACCAAGTCCTACTGCAACTCTTTCCTTAAAGTGCTCAAGGTAGCTTGATGCATCAAGTGCCTCTTTACCAGAACCAACAATTTCTATATCATGTCTATGGGGCAAGATCAACCCACCCTCTGATCTTAGATTTTCTATTTCTGCGGCCGCTCTATCAATTTCATCTGGCTCAGCTGGCTGTTCTGGAGTTCCAATTCTATATTTATATAGCGGGAACAATTCTCTATGAACTAAATTTTGGATATCTTCTTCTATTTGCCTAAGAGCAACAACGTCATCTAAAACTGTTGTAAGGAATGGGGTTCCAAAAGCTCTTCCAGTTTTTCTGTCGACACTTATATGTATAACCCTATCTGCAGACCAAACTGGATTTTTATTTGTAGGAGAATACGTTAAAGGATCTGTCATCTGCTCATACATCTTTGGCCTATTATGCTTATCCCTCATTATTCTGACTTGTTCAGTGGGTATAAGATAATAGCCAACAATTGACTCAGTTCCAGATATAGGATTTAATTTTGTTGGGAAATATTCTGATATATCGGCGCGTGCTTTTACAATAAAAACATTTCCATATTTAAATAACTGATCTGAAACTTCTAATAAGAAATCTGAAAATGGTCTTTTCATAGCCATTTCCATAAAATCTATTCTTTGGTATAAATACGAAACTGCTTCTGGATTTTCTCCGACAATTTGCCAGCCTTCTTTCCAAAACAATTCTTTATATTTGTTTAAAGCTTGTTTAACATACGAGTCTGTATCAACAGCCTGCATTATTCTTTCAAAGTCATATGGAGACGGCTCAAAAGTACTTCTAGTATTATACCAATACGTAGAACCCTGATAGCCAAGTGCTAGTGTAGCAACTTTCATCGTCTTTGAGATTGTTTTTACATCTTCTGGTTCTATAGTTCTAGCTATAAAATCAGAGTTAGAAAAACCTTCTACTTGACGAAAGGGTATATAATCTTTTAAAGCCATTATTGTCTCCTATAAAAACTAATTAAAATAGTACTAATTTTAATAGTTTTTATAACTTAGTTTTGTGAGATGCCGGCTTTGTCAAAGGTATTCTTAATAATAAGTCCCTTAACTGATTCAAGCCAAAAAATCGTTTCAGCCTCAGAAAAGTCAGAACGATACGAAAGATTCTTATCACTAATCTTAATTTCAACTACGAACTCAGTTTTTACTGGATTGCTTTCATTTGTTTCTGTTGTTACTTCATTATTTTCACTCATCTTAGTGTCCTTTTTGTTTTTCTATTATTGCTGTTAATTGCTTTATTGTAGCATCTTTTATTACTACCTCAGTCATTAATTGAGATAGTTTTTCTTGAAAAGATGCTATTATTAAATTAATATCTAAATTAGAATCATTATTATTTTGTGGATCAAAACTTTCCGATAATTGCATTGAATGTTTTTCCTCTATTGTTTGTTGTTCAAACATTAAATCTTGTTTATTTTTTTTGATAAACAGTTTTGACATAAGTATATTATATACTATCTTTCAATAGTAGTTTTGTCAATTCTAGTATAATATTATTTTTCTAATTCTAATACCCTTTTGCGAAGATCTTGAATACTTGCAACGGCCAATGCCAATAGATCAAGATGCTTATACATCTCAATTTCTCCGTCGCCATCTTCTTCGTAATTATAAACAGACAGTAAACCGTTAGAAACTTCTTCGACTTCTTCTGCTATAAATCCAATATTAATAGATGATTCTCTTCTTATTCTTTGTTCTTCTGTTTCTGGTTTGCGACTATTAATTTGTGGTTTCCAGGTAAATGTTACTGGCCTTAATGAATCTATAATTGAAATATTATTAAAATCTTGTATATTTTCTTTTAATTCTCTTTTAGAAGAAACTCTAAAAACTTCACCGCCGCTAACACATAAAGTAGTTCCACTACTCGGACTTGTTGAAAGACCGGTAATACGTCTTTGTGAAACAAATTCGTTATAATTAATATACCAAGTTTGACCTCCAATCCACGAGCTGCCAGAGAAGCTTGTATCAATAAGCAAGCCTTGATCACCTCCAGCAAATATATAACATTGTGTCGCACCATCGGGACTGGCAGTCCCGAGCGCTATTTGGCCTCCATCTATAGGGAGAGAAATTCTCCCACCTACAGTCAAACTAGTTCCACTAATTTCTGAACCAGTTATTGAGGTACCAGTAATATTGACTCCATTAATATTTGCTGCAGTGATCGTTCCAGTTACCAGATCGCCACCAATGCTTCCAGATGTTGCGTTTATTTCTCCACTAATATTTGCGCTTGTTGCCGTTAAAGAGCCATCACTATTTACTTGAAAAGCACCGTTGTTAATATCTATTGAAGTTCCAGAAATAGTTCCACCAGTTATTAAATCTCCAGATATATTTCCTGAGGTAGCATTAATGGTTCCAGTAATATTTGCATTGCTTGCTACTAAACCGCCTTGGGGCGTTACCCTAAATGGCGCACTTGAGAATGTGCTATTTCCTAAATAAATTCCGCTTGAATCAGCTTTAAATATAGAATTACTAGAACCAATAGAAATAGTTCCACCACTTAACTCTCCAGAAAAAGTTCCACCAGCAGCGGAAAGATTTCCAGAAAAAGTGCCACCAGCTGCAGAAAGATTGCCAGTAAAAGTTAAATTTGTTCCATCCCAGTAAAGATATTTTGTAGAACTTCCTACTTTAAATTCTGCAGTTGATATAACACTCCCAGTTGTGTTCGCCTTCCATCTGTTATGTTCGTTTATAAATACTGCACCTGCTTTTACTGTTCCTCGTATCGCAGCTTGGTCAAATTCAGCAAAGCCGTCTCCTCTTATCAGCCATCCGGCAGTGTTTGCCGAATAGTTGGAAGATCTAATAACTGCCGTATTAGCTGGGGCAGAGTATACAGTTGCGGCACCTGCTTGGGTCAAAACTATTTCATGAGCTCCAATTGTCCCAGCTGTTATTTTTGCAGCAGTTAGGCTTGCTATATATTGATTTGATATAAGAGGATTTGCTTGATCACTTTGAACTATTGGAGACCAACTACTTGGATTATTGCTGGAATCTATTGTTCTTATTCTTCCAAAATATCTTCTTGTTGTTGAATCTGTGCTATTTGCTACTGCAACTGTAAACACATTTGATCCAGACGTTCCAGAAGAATATATGGTCGCGTTTGTTATCGGAGAAATATTTGGATAAGATCCAGAGACCTGGTTAGCCTCATAAAGCTCATAACCATATGATCTTGCGTCTTTATCTGATGCGTTGTCAAAAACAAACATCACCTTTTCAAATGAAGAATACAGAGCAAGGTTTAGTGGATAATCTGGAATTGTTTGATCTGTTGGAACAGAAAATATTATTGCTTGTGATGGAGCGGAATTTATATTTAAATCTGAGTCTTTTACTCTAGCTGTTAATATGTAATTTTTTCCGTGGTTTTAAATTTTCTATTTTTCTTCTGACTTTAGCCATTAGACTGTTCCTCCAGAAACTATTCTACCAAATAAATATGGACTAACTTCTTCCTTATCTATTTTTGCATAAACGTTGAGTGCGTATGAATAGTGGTCAACCTCTATTCTTCCATCTTTAGAAGAAGGATTTCTTTCATAGTCTGCTTTTATTTCAAAAATATAATCTTTATAATATAAATCATCTGTAGAAAATACTAATATATTTTCTTTTTTATTCTCACTAAACAAATCTATCTCCTGCCAATCAACTTCAATGATATCTTGAGGTGTTGCATCTGACGATAAAGAAATTATCCTTAATTTAAACTTTCCTAAATCAGGGCTTTTGTTGCAAAATAACTCAAAAAATGGACCAGTAAAAGTTCCAATTAATTTTGCTCCAGGATTTTTGCTAGATCCATTTTCCCAATCTGTTTCAATATTTAAATAAGAAAATGAATAAAATGCTGAAGTATTTGAACTTACATCAAAAGATGTTTCATCTATGTCCGATGACTGTGTTATGAATTCTGCCTGTTGTTCCGAACATGAGATATAGTCTTCATAAACGCCATTGTTTACTTTTTTAATTTTTTTAATATCATCTGTTTTATAGTAAAGACTATATTGATTTTCAATTTGTATACTTTTTTCATGACTAGTAGCTGCTTGAAAATAAATTCTATTACCGATAATATGTGATTTAACTGCTATAAAATTATAGTCATCACTTGATTTTGATTCATAAACAACTATATATGAATTTTGTTTTACCTCTTCTTGCAGTGAGGAGCTAATAAATTTATCTATTGATACATTAGATATATCTACGAATAACCAATTATCTTTTTCTACATCCTGTTTTAGGATAGGAATATTTATTTTCCTTCTAAGAATCGGATATACATATGAAGTATCCTGATTGGGTATAGACGGATTGGCCGTCACAGGTAAATATCTAAACCAAGTCATAATTAAATTTGAATAACCTCAATTACGTAATCGTAATTTTCATTATAAAGATTGTCATCAATTTCAATATCAATTATAGCATCTGCAGCTGGAACTCCACCATCCAATATATCTGTTATGTATTCAACAATGTTTACAGAAGTGGGTGATGGGGGTATTGATTGTTCTGTTTCTCTTACTGATTGATAATCTATATCGGTTGATCTAATTCTTTCAGAACCATCTGATCCAGTATGAGTGTGTGTGGATAAATTTACGCCATCTATTTTTGCGTTATTTTTTACAAAAATATCTCCATCAATAATTCCGCCATTCTTTAATAAATATTGCGGGTGATGATTTTCTGTTAGGTCATCTAAACTAGAGTGACTTGATACTAGATCACTTTCTGTCCTGTATGTTTGGTGAGTTAAATCAAATATCTTAGCGTATTCATCACTTTTTACAGTTTTAATTATTACTGGCTTTGGTTGACCCTTAGAGGATAATTGATATATGTAATTTGAGTATCTTCTTTTGCTTATTACAAGAGAAAATAATTTTTCTACATTAAAATTAATAACATTACTTCTCTGTATCATATCTGCCAAAATCATCCCAAAATTTGAGTTAATAATATTTGTTGCAGATAATAACTCTTGTGTCATTACAGGTAGCTCTCTTGACAATGCTGTTGTGTAATAATCCAGTTCCATTGAAGAAACTATTTGGTTTTTAAAATCAATAGATTGAGATAAATATCTTTCATAAAAAATGTCACAATTATCAACATAATCTCGTTTTAAAGATTCTAAGATATTTTTAGTTTCATCATGTAAAGCATTTAATTTAATTGAAAAAAACGCTTGGAATTCGACTGCTTGTTTTTTTGTTGTTTTATCCAACTCGGAAGCTGGTATTTCGCCTGGGGACGATATGATTGTCTGCCTGATGTACTGCGTGTGTTGTGACGCCATCTTGGCCCACGAGTCAAATTGTAGTGCGATCTGTTTTTGTGAGTCATCTTCATAATCATCTCCAAACTTTAACAATAAAATATCTTTTATATTTGACGCCTCGTTTAGCATAAATATAAGTAAATTTCGTAAATCAAATAAATATGCAAAAGATGACTGTGAAATTGATTGATGGTAATTTTCTATCATTCTTCTAGCACTTGTGGACATAGATCTTTCTGCATACTTATATTCATTGAAAGAAATGTGATCCGGTGCATTTTTTTGTGTAGAATTATATTTTAATAATTCTTTCCATAATTTTCTATGTGATTCTTCTAAAGAAATATTTATAGATGGATTTATATAAATATTTAATAATAATTTTTCTAAAGTTAATTTAGTTTGATTTAAAAAACTATAGGTTTGCATTATTTGACTTCTACACCCTTCTAGGGGTATAAAATAGTCTGGCCTGAGAGCGTATTCAAACTTTCCAGGAATAGTCCCAGTCTTGCTTGCATTTATGGTTTCTTGAGGTGTTCTTTGTTCAAAAAAAGAAACGTCAGCTTTTTCTGCTGAATAAAAATTATTTGAACCATTTACATTTGTTTGTATATTATTAATTGACATAAATTAACCTAAAATATTTTTCTTTTTAATTTTGGTTTTCCAGCCATTCTTCCAATCCTAGAAGCCATAAGAGCATCTGCCCTACCAACCGATGGGGTATGCTTTGACTCTACACTGTCTTCCGAGTTACTCGGTTTTGGCATATAAAATGTGTTGGAAAACGATTGAGTTTTTGTAGTATAATTTGATTTCATAAGATCACCATAATTTTGGGTTATAGCCAAAAGAGCCAACATGAGCGCATCATGCGCGTGATCCATTGCTGATCCACTCGCTTCAAAAACTGGTCTTCCTGTTTGGGTGGTTCTTACAACTATATAAGATATTAATTGCAAATAAAGTTCTTCATCTGTTTCTGAAAAAAGAATTTTTTCTTTTTCTAAATATTGCCTCAAGTTGTCAACCATAAATGGTTTCATTTCTTTTTTAACTGGAAGATGAGTATAGGGATCTTTTACTTCTATTGTTTCGGCAAAAGAAACACCCTTTACTCTTTCTCTTAGTTTTGTTTGAGGATTTTCTACTCCAGCTTTATGTAGAAGTTCTACTTGAACTTCACCAAAACCTCTGTCTACATAAATATGTCTAGGTTCGAATATTTTATTTAATTCCATTATTCTATCTACAGCTTTAGTTAAAGTATATTCTGAACGAGGTATTTCTTCTCTATAACAAACTCTTGTTCTTCCTCTAAATCTCTCGTCTTCATAGTTGTCATTGCATGCTTCAACTATAACAATATTTGTTCCAGCTCCATATTTATCCCAGTCAACACCTATGGTAAAAAATGATCTAGCCGAAGTAACTTCGGGGTTGTATTTCCAACCTGGATTAACGAATGCCGTGTCAACATATTTTCTTGGGTATACGCCTTCTGAGTCTTCGCCCCAGTCAGCTTCTATTTCGTGACGATAACCCATTTCTGTATATTGTTCTCTAAACTCATCTTCTTGTTCTTTAGAGAAATAAGGGTTGCAGTATGATGGAAACCAAAACTCTTTAAATCTTTCGGACCTACACCATTCCCAAAATTTTTCTCTTCTACCAGTTGGAGTAGAAGCGCCAATCATCATCTTGTCAGGTTGATCTTCTGCGGTTTTCTGCAACATCGCGTACAATGCATCTAGGTCGTCAGTATGCATGTAATCCATTTCGTCCAACACTATCACGTGTGCTTCCTGACCACGAGCTACGTCTGACTTTCCGCCCGAACGCATACCAGATGTAAAGAATCTAATAGTTGAGCCATTAGAAAATTCCATCATGAATTGAGGGCTGCTAACTTTTCTTGTTATCGAATTCATAACAACTTCGTTCTTGCCGGCTATTCTTCCAATCTCTTGATAGATGAGTTCTACTTGCGTTTTCATTGGAGCAATAACAAGACATCTTCCGTCTTTGTGCGTATAGCTATAATGTAAAAGTGTTATAGCTAGTGTGAAAGTTTTTCCTAAACGACGACCAGCTCTTAATACTTTTCTTAATGATGGGTCTCTTAGTATTAATATTTGATAAACTCTAGGTTGAACTTGTAAAAAGTTTTTTGCCCAAACAACAGGATCTTTAGCTATGTGCATTTGCCTTTGTTGTTCTGCTGATATCCCAAGATCCAGAAGTTCTCTATCCATCTCGAATGGTTCATCAATCAAGAGGGATAGTTCTTTATTGGTTAAAGGTTTACTCGTTACCGGTGTCCCGTCAACCCAGTTAATGTGTTGTAGTTTATTTTCAAAAACCCATTCAATTCTATTAACCTGTTTAAATAATTCTATATCTTGATCTTTAATTAATTCTAAAAGATCTTCTCTAGAAAGTTTTTCTAATTTTTTTCTAAACTCTTTAGCTTTATGATCCATAATTATCCAAAATGAGATGCCATCATTGCAGCTTCTGATCCTAGCACGCTTCTTGCATTTAGTCTAGAATTTTGAATAGCCATGACGCCTCTTGCTCTTGATGTTGCAGCTGCTTCCGTATCTTTGTAGCCCATTCCAAACATTGGTTTATTAATTGAACCTTGAAGAGATTTGTTCGCATCGCGAGCTAGGTTTATTCCACTCTTGATTACTTCTCCACCCATTCTTCCTAAGTCATAAACAAATGATGCTGCGGCAACAAACTGTAGACCAGGTATTGCCATTGCCGCTGCTCGTGCTCCAAGAACTTTTGCTCCTGCTGAAGTTCCAAGTACTCTAGCGGTACCCCCCTTGCCAAGAGTTTTAAGAACACTTCCTTCAAGGGCACGTGTTGCAATACCTGGACCCTGAAGACCAATCTTTGCTAAAGCTGTTTCCATATGGGTTACTGCCATTTTAGCTCCAGTTTCAGATGCACCCATTAAACCAGCTGAATTTGCAAAACCTTGTGCTCCTCTAAAGTATCCACCAAGATATTGTGTTCCTTTGCCACCCATAGAAGATGCTAGTAAGTTTCCAGCCACACCTTTAGCCTCAGCACCACCTGCCCTAATAGTTGACATCGCCGTACCATAAACTGAGGTATCTACTGGGCCAAGTGTTTGACTTATGAATAAATTTTTATTATTCATTCCACCTAGTCTTTGCATTCGTGTTCCAAAAGACTCAATATTTCCAACACCACGTAAGTCCATTCTTCTTGCAGCTGATATAGATGCTAAAAGACCTGGCCCCAGTGCAGCTTCACCAGCATTAACCCCAGAGGCTTGTCTTAACCTGCCCATCCCAAATTTTTCTGTTTTATTAAACATTCCATGGCCTTGAGCATAGGTATATAAGTTATTTCCTTCGTTAGCACCAAACACGCTTACTGAGTGAAATCTTCCCAATGCCCTTGGCCTTAACGTGGCGTTATTTACTCTTGATGGTTTAAAAAATGAAGTCTTAGTTCCTATAGCTGCATCGTCTGCAAATCTTCTACTTCCAAATAAGAATGATTTTCTTGTCGCCGGAGTTGGTGTAAGATCGCCGTTTTGGAATACTTGATAGCTTGCTCGTCTTGTAGCTCTTCTTGAAGCATCGTCAAAAAATCCTCCACGCAAGAGCGTGTTAGCACCTCTTCTTGAGCTCATTCCAACTGATGCAGATATTCCCGGGGCAGCCCCCATCATTCGCATAGCCAATGGTTCGTTGGCTTGTGGATTAGCGTAATCCTCAAACTGTCCAGTTAATGGATTAAGTGCCATTAATATCCGCCTCTTGCATTGTGCATTCCGAGAACTATGTCTCCCGATGCATTTAATTCAGTTGCCAACTGTCTTGATTTTGCGTAGGGGCTTTGAGAATAAAAATCTTGATTATTTTGTATTCTTCTGCGTGTATAATCAAGCGGTGCTATAGCCCCTATTGCTGCTCCAGCTATTGCTCCTATCGCTCCGCCCTTTTTGCCGCCAATTCCAATTCCACCTACTACACCACCCACTAACCCACCAATACCAGTTGATACAGCTTGCATTCTTCCGGTGGGAGCTACTGGATTGACTTTCATATAATCCATCGGAGCAGATGCTCTCATCAATCCACCAACTGAACCACCAAGAATTGATCCAGCCAAAAATCTTCCTGACAATTCTGTTCCCAAAAATGCTCTATCTGCGTCAGGAGTACCAAAAGCCGCTTCCATCATTCCTTCTTTAGCAGACTTTCCTGCAGTGTTGATTGCGCCTAAGCCAAATAGAGCTCCAAACCCAACTGCTGCACCTACTTTTATCATTTAACTACCCTCCGAATAAATGATTATTTTTATCATTTCCCATTTTATGATGATTTATTTTATTTCTATCTAAATTGCCAACAACGCCGGCTGTTACCAGTGGATCTCTTCTATATGAGTTAATAGTACTGCTAACTGGATTAGATTGATTCATCATTTGTCCAGTTGGCATTCTAGTTGGTTGTTGTTCAATTGTTTCATCATATAAAGAATGCTCTCTATATTTCTTTGCGGCCATGTAACCCAACCCAACAGCACCTAGGGCCAATCCTGCTACGCCCATTTTTGTTTTATTATTAATATAAAATTCAAGCATTTTGTTTGGATTTTGACCAAGCTTAGCTCTTCTTATTTGATTTCTTGCTTTTGTTGCATTGTTGCCTTGAGATAGAATTTCTGCTGAATCATTCAAGAATCCAATAATACTACCTCTAGCTCCATCGAGTGCTCCACCCAATCCAGATCTTCTTGCAACCTGTTGATCAACCATTGCTCCAACCCTTAGAACATCATCGCCAACAGTATCTATAATCCCAGACCTCATACCTCTTCCAACAACGTCGTTTGATAAATCTAATCCAGCTTTTTTCAAACCTAGAAAAGCTTGATCAGCTGCATCCCCTTCTAAGTTTGCAACTCCAACTCTTCCTGAAACTAATCTTTCTGTAAATTGATCAATAAGATCATCTTTAGTTATTTTAGAAGCTGTAAGTACTGCTTTTGTTTGAGTATGAAATTCCGCAAGTTGTTGCATAACGTCTGCTTCAAATCCAAGATTTGCTTTGTTTGCTCCATTAGCTGCTTCAGATAAATCAAATAAACTTGATACTAAATTTCTTGCATCTTCTTTTGAAGTACCTTCTGCCAAATGAAACATTGCGTTCATTATATTATCAGAATCTCTTGTTGCATATGAATAACTGATTTCACCGGTTTTAAATAAATTTGTTGTTTTTGGTATGGCTGATTTTTCTGCCGCCTTTTCCATTACCGATAGTGGCATAAAAATATTTTCTTTT